GGGAGCTCTCCACCGTGAACCGGTGGTGGCCATAAAGGCCTTTGTGGAGGTAATGAAACTGGAAGTGTTGCCATTGTCAAGGGACCCGCCCGCAGTGGACGAGATGCCCTGGTATAGCTGGACAAAATCGTGAATGGAGTTGTTGGAAGTTCTGGGGCGCCATGCAACAGCCGTATAGGCTGTTTTGTTGACGTGCTCAAACTCCAGTTCAGCTCCACCAGGAAATACCAATGAACCTGAATTCCAAGCCATAGCTTTGTTCGCTTGTTCAGGGTAAGCCCCGACCTCCACGACGTCGATACTCGGATCGCGTTTGGGGGGAGGCGCTGTCACCACGTTGTAACCAGCATAAAGCTGCTGGTCTACTCCGTAGAACGGATTCTGTGTCCAGTTCAATGAATGGATTTCACTCGTCCCGTTTCCAAGGCTTTCTGCTCCTGTTAGGAGCACCAGAGGGCCTCCGACAACGTCTGGTCTGTAAAAGATAACGAGGTTGATTGACTGATTGGCTGGGACGGTGACTGAGAGCGCGTCATTGATTAAACCATTGTAATAGTTGTAACGACCACTTAAAGTGGTCTTGTCAATGAAAAACGACCCTCCACCCGAGTACCAAGACTCAGCTGGCGTCTCAACGGGATAGGTACCCACAGGCTCCCCCGAGCCGTAAGACGGAAACATCTGACCAAAAAGGCCATTGCTTAGGTCAATGCTCGGAAGTGCAAAGTAAAGGGACCTCCTGAGGAGGTGAGTGAGGATGGTTGATTCCCAGTCTTGGTGTTCAGTGACGAACCTTCTAGACGATGTACGGGTCCCCTGACGCAGTGTTGCCACTGCCAGGGGGCTTACTTGGTCCACTGGCATGGGAAAGTTTCTTTCCTTGCGAGGGGGGTGTAATAGAGTGGATTTTGGTTGCTTGTTCTTTCTCGGCATTTCTAACTTGAAGAGTAATTCGTTGTTATCATTGGCCCCCACAACCTAGGGGTCAAGGGCGGGTTGTCGCCTACATATACATATAGAGGAGCGAAAGAATAGGAGATACAACCCCGGATCAGGGGGAGGGTGTGAGGAGGCGCTCACACTCGCTTTGCTGCACTAGTGCAGCGACACTGCCGTGCTGAACAGCGGCTTGGGCACCTGCGTGTCCAGCCACTCAATGGCAGGGTGAGTCATCATACCGGCTCTCTTGGCCAGTATCCATGTGTACAGTGCTTCTGTACACCCTTTGACTCGATCTTTGTAGACTTGGAAGTTTGCTGCTTCCTCTCTAGTTGCTGGACTACCATCTGGAATCTTACTCGACAGAATGGTAGTCAGCTGCTTGAATGGGTTCTCTAGGTAGGGGTAGTACCGGCTCGGCGTGTTAGGAAACACGCATGTGAGGCGGGAACAAAAGCTTGAGTGAGGGAAAGGACCCGCCACCCTTGCTGGGTAAACGATGTTTACCTGATCAACAATTTCCATGGTGACGCCGATTCTCTTCCAGACACCTTCGAACTCCTCCCTTGTGAAGGTCGGAACCCGGCGGAAAACGACACTGCTGTCATCTCCGCACCCTTTGAATGAGTATTCTGCTGGGCTGAACCCGAGTAGTCTCAAGGCCCATCTAAAACAGACATACAACATAACGGTGTTGAACCACAACGTATCTGGTTGCCCGGAAGGGTTTCCCCTTGTCTTGGTCCTCACGGTTCCGTCGGGCAAAATGAAGTTCGGGTTGCTCAGCATTCCTCTCAAGAGAGGTCCAACAGCATGACCCGACACTTTAACAAAGTATCGGTCAATCAACAGGTCCACCAAATCATTTGGGATAGATCTGTCCCACCCTACCGCATCTGCGGCCAGGTCTTGAACACCTTTGGCAAGGTGTCCGTGGACGAAAACTTCTGCCCACATCCCAGAGTGATCTTGCGGGATGAACAGGTAGGCCCCTGCACCCTCTTGCGCACGAACCCACTGCGTTCCTTGGACACCAAGGAAGTATTGGAATACCACCTTTGCAAAGAACGAGGAGCCCAACATTGTGCGCATACGGCCACTCTGGATCTTCTTGTGAGAGTGCTTGTCAAACTTGCTTGAAAGCACGTATGACGAAATCATTTCC